GTTGGTCAAGGTGAACCGCCGACAAAGAGTTATAAATAGAACGAAAGAATAATTATGATATTAGTTGATATGAACCAGATTTCAGTTGCATCCGTAATGATGCATCTGCACATGACAAAGCAGACCGCACCTGATGAAGATATGGTTCGCCATATGATCCTCAATTCCCTACGCATGTATCGCATGAGGTTCTGCGATGAGTATGGTGAGCTGATTCTCTGCTATGACTCCAAACACTACTGGCGTCGGGACTATTACCCTGAGTATAAGCACAGTCGCAAGAAGGGCAGAGAGTCCTCTACTAACGATTGGGATGCTATCTTCGAGGTGTTGAATGCAATCAAAGCAGAAATTAAAGAGTTCTTCCCATACAAATTTCTAGAGGTCTACGGCGCAGAGGCAGATGATATCATTGCTGTCCTTGCTGGTGAGTTGGAGTTCGACAACGGTAAGACGTTGATCCTGTCCGGTGACAAGGATTTTATTCAGTTGCAGAAGTTCCGTAATGTAACACAGTACAGCCCAATCACCAAGAAATTTGTGAACGGTGTTGATCCAGATATCTATCTGAGTGAGCATGTTCTAAAGGGTGACAGCAGTGACGGTGTTCCTAATGTGTTATCTCCAGATAATACCTTTGTGGACGGCATCCGACAGAAACCCCTAAGTAGAAAGAAGATTGCTGCGATGATTGACGGCAATTTTCCAAATGATGAAGTCAAACGTAACTACCAGAGGAACAAGAAATTAATTGATTTAAAAGAATCACCACCTGAGTTATTTACTGAAATATTGAAAGCGTACCAAGAGGCACCAGAAGGTGACCGAAGCAAACTACTAAATTATTTTACACAGAAGAGGTTGCGTAACCTCGTTGAATCGATAGGAGAATTCTAATGGCGATAGACACATATACACGCAGTTTTGCAGAGATTTTGACACAGGTTTCTAAGACTAAAAGCAAGAAGGAAAAGGTAAGTTTTCTGAGGCAGTACCAGACAGATGCACTTCGCATGATCTGCAAGGCATCCTTTGATCCTAAAATTGAATGGGTGCTACCGGAAGGTGATGTACCATACACGGTGAATGATGCTCCAGAAGGAACAGAACATACCCTGCTGCAGCAAGAGGTCCGCCGACTGTATCACTTCATCAAGGGTGGTAATCCTACTCTAAAACAAAACAAACGTGAAATGATGTTTGTTCAGATGCTTGAGGGTCTTCATGCAGATGAGGCAGAACTATTGATCGCTGCAAAGGACAAGACCCTGCATCGTAAGTACAAGGGTCTATCGGATAACGTGGTCAAGGAAGCATTTGATTGGGATGATGATTATATCCGAATCGAACAGGAACAATATCCTCAGTCTAAAGGACTCGCCAATGGCTAACTTTTTTTGAGTTTCCTTTAGAATCAATGACTTAGCGGCTACGATTTTTGTTGACAAACTCTGTTATATGGTCTATACTAAGGTATAAACTAAGGAAACAAAGGAAGAGACACGATGAACAACGAAATGACCGCCCTGATTGAGAACATCAAAGAAGATTACCTTAACTGGACCACACGGTGTGCTGGTGCCAAGGGTCTAGACGCCCTGACGGAAATCAACGAGAGGATGATTGCTGAGTTCAACGAGAAAATTACCTACAAGATTGGTAATAAGTACATCAAGGTATTTACCGAAGGTGGTAGCGTTTGGGGTTTTGTTGTCAACACTGACAAGGACAAGAAGTTCAAGAAGGGTGACATTCTGAAAGCCGCTGGTTATGCTGCTCCTGCTCGGAACAAAGCACGGGGAAACATCGTTGAGGGTGGTTACACCATCAACTGGACTGGCCCCCTTTACCTCTAGGAGATTGATTATGAAGAAGATTGCAACAATCGCTATTGAAACCCTGTTCATGTTAACCCTATTTGCGGCAGGGTGGTTTGCCCTCGTCGTACTTTAGGGGTTGAGATATGAACTACGTCAATGTCATAGGTTCCACGAAGAAGAAACGGGCTCTCGCTGAGAGTGCGGTTACTTTCTGCATCAGTGAGTTGATGCCTCGTATGCGAACCCTTGAGGTTGAGTTGAACTTGAAAAATCTCAAGACTGAGGGAGTTTGTGGTTGGTGTTACGAAGGTGATGGTAATCGCGATTTCTATATCGATGTTGAGAAGACTCTTGATGATGAAGAACTGGTTGAGACTGTGTGCCATGAGATGGTACATGTCTGGCAGGGTGCTACTCGCAAGATGAAAGACCTGACTTGTGGTCGTAAGATGTACATGGGTAAGGTCTATGATGATACTACTGCATACAGTGATGAGCCTTGGGAGATTGAGGCATATGGTATGCAGGGTGAACTATTGGAAAAATTTAAAGAGGAATATGTGATATGAGTAAGATGAATAATTGGATGATGGACATCGAAGATTTCTGTAATGGATACGATTATGGTGAGGGAGTTTCTGACTTCATTGCTGATGAGATTGTTGAGGATGCTGAAATGTATTTTAAATCTACCGAAGCAGCAAAGTATGCTCGTCGGTATATCACTACACAAATGGGTGAGATGTGAGCGGTATTGAAGCGTTTCAGCAACTTGGTGAAGCAGCAATAATTGGGTTGTTACTTTCTGTACCGCAACCAAACATACCTGATAGGTCTGCTGAGTGTCTCGCACTCAACATGTATCATGAGGCAAGGGGTCAGGGAATCGCAGGAGAACTTGCGGTTACTGCTGTCGTATTGAATCGCGTTAATGATAAAAGATACCCTAATACCATCTGTGAGGTGGTAGAACAGGGGCCCACACGCGCATCATGGCAGAACCCCCAAGTGAGATACCCTATAAAAAATAGGTGTCAGTTCAGCTGGTTCTGTGACGGCAAGAGTGATACGCCTCGTAATAAAAAGATATATAATAGGATGTATGGTCTTGCAGACGCAATTCTGGGTAATGAGATTTCCTTCCTAGATATCACTGGTGGTGCAACGCATTATCATGCAGACTATGTGTCACCCGCATGGGCAAAGACTAAGACGAAGACTGTAGAGATACAGGATCATATCTTCTACAGATGGGAAAAATGAGCTACTAATGGCAGAGGTAATATCACTAACAGACCTGATTGAGTCTAGACTCAAGAAGCAACAGGAGATAGAATATTATCAACAGACATTAAAGCGGCTGACACAGAAGATTGGTGAGTTGAATACGGAAGTCAGTATCACCACCATAATTATTGACATGATTGAGACTGAAAGGGTCTTGACTTTAGATGAGAAAAAGGGTAAGATGTTACTATTAGATGAGACAAGGAAAGAAGAATGAGCGCTGTTATGGATACGATTGAGGAAATGAAATGAACATATTCTATCTAGACCGTGACCCCGTTATTGCTGCACAGATGATGTGTGACAAGCATGTGGTCAAGATGATACTGGAGAGCGCACAGATGCTCTCCACTACACATCGTGTTCTTGACGGGGATGAGATTGCAGACTCCAAAGGTTTGTACAAGATGGCTCATAAGAACCATCCAAGTACTATTTGGGTGAGAACTAATTCATCAAATTATGATTGGTTGTGGCAACACATGGATGCTATGATGAAAGAGTATACCTATCGTTATGGTAAACACCATGCGACAGAACGGCTGACACACTATCTTTGGGAACACCCTAAGAATATTACTCACGGTGATTTCAGTGATCCACCTCAATGTATGCCTGAAGAGTGCAAAGATGAGGACACAGTGCTTGCTTATCAGAAATACTATATAGAAGAGAAGTCATACTTTGCAAAGTGGAAATGCAGAGATATACCGGGGTGGTTTAATGCATCGAGAGAGTTATCAGGATTACATGGCTCGACGAATGCGTGAGGACAAAATAATTACACCTCGCCCCGGCACACGACCCGGATTGACCAGTATCGAACGAGATTTATATCAACGAATAGAAGAACTAGAACGCTGGCGGATGCCCTTCATCGTTCCCATCGAACAGGGTGAAGGCCCAGTAGAGAAAATTGACAGTAACCTTGATCAATTGGAGATGGAAATATAATGCCAACATATACATTTTATGATAGCAAGACAAAAAAAGAATGGGATGATATGATGCCTAATTCTGAACGTGAAGAATACCTAATTAATAACCCACATATTAGTCAAATCCCCGGCGGGTTTGCTACTGTTGGTGATCATCTTATGGGCGTTGGTCCAAAACAAGATAATGGTATGACAGAGAACCTTCAACGGATTGCTGAATCACATCCGGGCACTCCTATAGCAGATCGATATGCACCCAGTGCTTCAAAATCTGTTAAAGATATTAGAACACGACAGGTTTTGAAAAAACATGGTGTTATATAGTATAAATAGAATTGATGCTGCCGAGAAATCAAACTTCAGCACTGATGCACAGCGTCAATGGAAGCTGGGAAGTCACTCCGGCAATGCATCAGAGGGGGGTTCGCCCCCCTCTCCCTACTTTTTAAGGATATATAATGGCAAGCGCTAAGAAAAATAAAGAGATCAATCACAACAATCTGGTGGCGATTAAACCCATCACTGATAATCAAAAGGTGGTGTTTGAGTCGTTCAAGAAGGGTAAGAACCAATTCCTATTTGGTGCTGCGGGTACAGGTAAGACGTTTAGTGCGTTGTTCCTTGCAATGCAAGCAGTCATGGATTTGAAGAGTAAGTACGAGAAGGTAATTCTGGTTCGTTCTCTTATTCCCACACGGGAAATTGGTTTCCTGCCGGGTGATGAGGAAGACAAGGCTGCACTCTATCAGGTGCCATATCAGAACATGGTACAGTTCATGTTCGAACAACCCAATGAACAGGCATTCAATAATTTATATGATCGCCTCAAAGGACAGGGTACACTCCACTTCCTATCAACTTCTTTTCTAAGGGGGTTGACATTTGATAACGCAATCATTATAGTGGATGAATGTCAGAATATGAATTTTCATGAGCTGGATACTATTGTCACCCGTGTCGGTCAGGATTCAAAGATTATGTTCTGTGGTGACTTTGATCAATCTGATTTACAAAGGACAAATGAAAAAAATGGATTACATGACTTCCTCAGAATTCTTGAGGAGATGGAAGAGTTTAACTGTACTGAGTTTACTATCGGTGATATTGTCCGTAGTGGCTTCGTTCGTAGTTATCTCATTAATAAGATTAAGCTTGGGATAGGAATGGAATAATGGACTTACAAGTACTAAGAGAACAACTAGAAATAGACGAGGGTGTGAAATATGAGGTATATAACGATCATTTGGGTTATGCTACTTTTGGCGTTGGCCATCTTGTCCTTGAGTCTGACCCCGAATATGCTGATGAAATCGGAACTCCCGTCAGTGAGTCCAGAGTCATTGAAGCCTTCGAACAGGATTGCGAAAACGTCCTGTCAGACTGCAACATCCTTTACGAAGACTTTGAAGATTTGCCAGAGGAAGCTCAACAAGTAATTGCCAATATGATGTTCAATATGGGGCGTCCTCGTTTGAGCAAATTTAAAGGTATGAAACGTGGTGTCGATTCTCGTAATTGGAATGAGGCAGCAGATGAGATGGTAGACAGCGGTTGGTATCGTCAGGTCACCAATAGAGCAGATAGACTAGTAGTAAGGATTCGTGCATTGGCATAATGAAAAATGGATAAAGACCTAAAACTTCCA